ACGACGAGCTGCAGCCTCTGATCAAACAGATTCCTGCCGACCAAGAGACTTCCATGGGCGGCGACTTTGCGCGCACGGGCGACCTGTCGGTGTTCTACCCGCTGGCCCAACAGCAGAACCTCAAGCGCCGGATGCCCTTCCTGGTCGAACTGCGGGCCATGCCGTTTGACTGCCAGCGCATGATCCTGTTCCACCTGATCCGCCACATGCCCCGCTTCCGCCATGCAGCCCTGGACGCTCGTGGCCTGGGCGCTCAGCTGGCCGAAGAGGCCGCGCAAGAGTTCGGCCAATCGGCCGTCAGCCAGGTCATGCTGACCGAGGGCTGGTATCGGGACAACATGGCCCCTTACAAGGCAGCGTTTGAAGACCGCTCGATTGAGATCTGCCAAGACGCTGACGTGCTGAACGACCACCGCGCGGTCAAAGTCGTCAAGGGCGTGGCGCGCATCCCCGATCTGCGCACGCAAGACGCGGCCAAGAAGAAGCGCCACGGCGACTCGGCCATTGCCGGCGCGCTGGCTTGGTACGCCAGTCGGCACGACGGTGGCCCGGTGGTTGTGGCCACTCGGCGCCGCCGCGAATCCATCAGCCTGGCCGGGTACTGACCATGCCCGGCTTGCCCCCCTACCCCACCCGCAACCGCCAATGCGCCAAAACGGCGCAGGTTGCGTTATTTGATGCTGTGGCGCCCACCCATGCACCCAACCCATTTGAGCGCGGCTTAAAGTACCTTAAAGCGGCTTGCTGGGGGTTTGGTGTGGGCGTTGTCGGCTTGGAGTTGCCATGAGCCGAGGAATTTGGGTGTCGGATACCGAGTTTGTCCGATTTTCCGAACAATCAAGCACCGAATCCCTGACCACCCACATTGCCACCCGCTTGCGTGCGGGTGACGTGTCTGGCTTCTTCGGCGTGCTGCCCAACCCGGACCCGATTCTGCGGCGCTCGGGCCGCCAGGTCCAGGTCTACCGCGAGTTGATGGTCGACACCATGGTCAAGTCAGGCGCGCGCCGCCGCCGCGCTGCGGTGGTGTCGATGGAGCACGGCCTGGACCGCGAGACCAAGGCCCCCAAGCGCACCGTGGCCAACATGGCCGCCATCCTGGCTGACCTGCCGATCAAGCGCCTGGCGCGCCAGCTTGTTGACGCTGGCCTGTTCGGCTACGCGGTGGCCGAGATCATCTGGGGCAAGGTGGGCGGCCTGGTCGTGCCGGTGGACGTGGTCGTCAAGCCCTCTGAATGGTTCGGCTTCGATGGCGACAACAAGCTGGTGCTGATGGACCACGGCAGGCCGATCGCGCTGCCCGACCGCAAGTTCATCGTGGTGGCCAACAACGACAGCTACAACAACCCTTATGGCGAGGCCGACCTGGCCAGCTGCTTCTGGCCGGTGGCGTTTCGGCGCGGCGGCCTCAAGTTCTGGGTGACATTTTCTGAAAAGTACGGCATGCCCTGGGCCGTGGGCAAGCAGCCCCGCAGCGCTGGCCAGCCTGATGCTGATGCGCTGGCCGACAAACTTGAAGCCATGGTGCGTGACGCCGTGGCCGTGATCCCTGATGACGCCAGCGTGGAGCTGCTGCAGTCAACCACTACAGCCAATGCAGACATGTATGAGTCGCTGCTCATGTACTGCTCGCGCGAGATCAACATTGCGCTGCTCGGCAACAACCAGAGCACCGAAAAAGAGTCGAACCGGGCCAGCGCCACGGCCGCGTCGGGCGTGGAAGACGAGCTGCGTGACGCCGATGCCGACATGGTTGCTGCTGGCATCAGCCAGCTCGTGGCCTGGACGTGCGAGGTCAACTGGCCCAGCGCGGCGGCCCCTTGCTATGAGTTCTGGGAGCAAGAAGAGGTAGACGACCGCCTGGCCAAGCGCGATTACACCTTGTCGCAAGCGGGGCTGACGTTCAGCCCGGCCTACTGGCAGCGCACCTACAACCTGCAGCCGGGCGACATCAGCACCACGGTCAACACCGTGGGCGCCAAGCCAGGTCAATCGGGGCAACAGCGCGTCGACCAGGTCGTGCTGGCCGAGGGCGATGTGCCGCCCGACCAGGCCGCGCTCGATGCCGCCATGGCCGAGCTGCCAGCCGAGGCCATCCAGGCCGCGATGGAGGCCATGCTCCGCCCCGCGCTGGACGCGATCGCCCAGGGCGACACGCCTGACCAGGTGATCGTGGCGCTGGCCGAGGCCTTCCCCAAGATGGATTCAAGCGCCCTGCAAGACCTGTTGAAGCGCGCGTTTTTCGTGGCTGACCTGGTGGGCCGCCACGGTGTGGCCACCGAGGCCAAGGGCACGGTTGGGGCGGCCTGATGGACGGCGCTGACGTCAAGCACGCGATCGGCCTGGAGCCGGTTGACGCGGTGCGCTACCTGCAGGGCAAGGGCGCAGCCGTGACGGGCAATTGGTCCGAGTGGCTCGACGGGCAGCACGCGCACGCGTTCACGGTGGCCAATGTGGCCAAGCTCGATGTGGTCAGCGACATTCAGGCCAGCCTGGCCGATGCGCTCAAGAACGGCAAGACGCTGGAGCAGTGGCGCAAGGACCTGATCCCCACGCTGCAGGCCAAGGGCTGGTGGCGCCGCGAGGGCACAGCCGAGCAGCTGCAGGCCGCGGGGCGGGTCAACACGGCCACGGGCGAGATCGCCAAGGGCCTGACGCCCCAGCGCCTGCAGCTGATCTACGAGACGAACATGCAAGGCGCCTATGGCGCAGGCCGGTACCAGCAAATGGTGGCGCAGGCATCACGCCGCCCGATCTGGCAATGGATCTCGCTGCAGTACGGGCCCAACCGCCGCCCCATGCACCTGGCGCTGCACAACCGCGTGTTCCGCTACGACGACGGCTTGTTCAAGAGCACCTGGGCACCCTGCGGCTATGGCTGCAAGTGCCGCATGCGCAACTACTCCGAGCGCGAGGCGGCGCAGCGCGGCCTGGTCGTGCAGAGCACCGAGGGCAAGCTCAGCCAGGTGGAGGTGCCGCTGCGTGATGGCAGCAAGGCCCGGGTGACCCGGTACACCGATGCCAGCTTGCCCGCCCCGGGCTACTTTCAGCCAGACCCTGGGTTTGGCAACCCTGCCCGCTCGGTGTGGATGCCGCGCCTGGGCGAGCGCCCCCAAGGCCTCTCGGCTGCATTTGTGCGCCAGGCTGTTGAGGGCCCGGCGTTTGAGCGCTTCGTGCGCGCGCGCGGCGAGCTGGCTGGCATGTTCCCGGTGGGCGTGCGCCAAGGCGCCAAGGGTGACCCGGGTGTGTACCTGGACGGCGCCGAGCTGGCTGCTGGCATGGGCAGCTCGGTGAGCCTGGAGCGCATGCGCCTGCTGCCCGACCTGGTCGAGGTGGGCGAGCAGACTGCCAGCGGTGGCCTGCGCCTGGTCGAGGCTGACGGCATGCTGGAGGCGAGCCTGGCCGAGCGCGATGGCGTGCTGCACGTGGTCAGCCTGAGCTGGTCGCCCAAGGCTTCGCCATGAGCGAGCTGATCGACATTGATATCCCGTACACGCCCGTGGTGCGGGCGCTGCGGCAGATCATCAACCAGCTGGGCGAACGCCGCGAGCTGATGGCCAGCCTGGCGGGGATCATGCACCGCGCGGTCGAGGACAACTTTGCGGAGGGTGGTCGCCCCAAGTGGCAAGCCCTCCACCCCGGCACAATCGCATCGCGTGAGAAATCACGGCCATCAACCTGGCCAGGCCAGATCCTGGTGCGTACCGGCCAGCTCGCGGCCAGTGTGCAAGCCCAGTCGGACAACGACCAGGCTGTGGTGGGCACCAACAAGGTTTACGCCGCCATTCAACAGTTCGGCGGCCAGACACGGCCGCATGTGATCAAGGCCCGCAACAAGCGGGCGCTGGCATTTGGTGGGGTGGTTGTTCGGCAAGTCAAACACCCCGGCAGCAAGATCCCGGCTCGGCCGTTTCTGTCGCTCACTGAGCAAGATGGACACGATCTGGTCGAAGAAGCTCAATCGTTCCTGCAGGACGCATTGGGGCGCGCATAACCCAGAGTTCACCGGCGCCCACTTGTGGGCGTCCGCGTGCAACGCAGTGTTAGGCCTGGTGGCAGATGTCCAGGGCCTGACCAGCACACGAAGCCGACCGCACAGCGGTGGGCGCTTTGAAACCGAGCAGGGCCGCAGGCCTTGCGGAGAGTGACGATGACGAAACTTGGAGTCGGAGTGCGCGTGCGCTACATCGGCGGCCAGCAGCGATATGCAAATGCCGTGCTGTATCTACTGATCGGCCGGACTGGGGTGATCGCCGCTCGATCTAGAGTTGAAGGCATGGACTGGCTCGTGGAAATGGACGAGGGGGCCTACGACATCGATGCCATGGCCTCAGCACTGGTGCCCATTGACGACGACGAGGCAGACACGCACACCACCGCCGGTGACGAACGGCTTGAAGAGGCCTAACCCAATATAGACCTCATCCGTGAGGCCTAACCTGGGCTGTTACATCACCAGTGAGGCCTAACCTGGCCATACGCTTGGGCAGCGTCAAAGAAAGCCTCACATGTCAATTCGACCGATGACAAGCGGGGTGCCCTGCTGACACCTGTCAGCCTGCACCCGCCAGGCATGGTTTCCGACACTGGAAGCCATGCCGAACGCCCCCTCCCCCTCATTGATTCAGGTTCTCAAGCCTGGTGTGCACACCGATGCCAACGGCATCCGTGTCGAGTTCACCGAGGCTGACCTGCGCGCCATTGCCGATGGCTACGACCCTGCAGCGCACGAGGCGCCGTTTGTGGTTGGTCACCCGTCGATGGACGCCCCGGCCTATGGCTGGTCTGCCAAGTTCGTCTTCAAAGATGGCGTGCTTTTCGCGGAGCCTGCGCAAGTCGAAGAGCAGTTTGCCGAGCTGTGCCGCGAGGGCCGCTTCAAGAAGGTGAGCCTGAGCCTGTACGGCCCCAACGCTGCGGGCAACCCACGTCCGGGTGCCTGGTACCCGCGCCATGTGGGCTTTCTGGGTGCGATGCCTCCGGCCATCAAGGGCCTCAAGTCCGTGCAGTTCGCCGATGGCGAAGCCGGCATCCATGAATTCAGCGACAGCTACGCCACCTCGACGGTGGTGCGCCTGCTGCGCGGCATGCGCGACTGGATGCTGACCCAGTTCGGCCAAGAGACGGCCGACCGCGTGCTGCCCGCCTACGAGCTGGACTACGCCAACAACACGCTCGTGGCCGACCAGGCCGTGGAGCAAGCCAATGCCTCGGGCGAGGGGCTGTCCCCGGCCTTCGCCGAGGGTCAATCAACCGGGGCTGGGGACGATGCCATGAGTACTCAAGCGACCGAACTGCAAGCGCAGCTCGATGCCGCCAACAAGCGCGCTGCCGATGCGGAGACTGCGCTGCAGGCCCGCCAGGCGGCTGACAGCGCGGCTGCACTCGCTGCCCGCGAAGCTGCCGCCGTGTCGTTCGCCGAACGCCTGGTCAGCGAGACCCGCGTGCCAGCCGAACGCCGCGACCAGCTCGTGAGCTTGCTCATGCAGTTGGGCAACGCCCTGCCCGATGGCAGCGTGCTGTCGTTTGGCGAGGGCGATGCGGCCGAGACCGGCGTGCAGGTGCTGCAGGCGCTGTTGACGCAACTGCCCACCAAGGTTGAGTTTGGCGAGCTGGCCATGCGCCAGGGCCGTGACGTGTCCGACCTGGATGACGTTGACGGCCAGGTCCAGTTCGGCGAAGGCGCCAACCTGGACGCGACCCGCCTGGCCCTGCACCACAAGGTGCTGGCCCGCCAGCGCGAGGCGCGGGCCAAGGGCGAGGCGCTGAGCTATGCCGACGCCCTGAGCGCCCTCAACCGCTGAGTTTCAAGCGCGTTTCAACCCACCTGAAAAGGATCTTTCCTCATGTCCCGTTTGCAAAATCTCCGCGTCGTTGACCCGGTCCTCTCCAGCCTGGCCATTGGCTATTCCAACGCCGGCTACATCGCCGACAAAATCTTCCCCATGGCCCGCGTGGCCAAGGAAGCGGGCAAGATCCCCAAGCACACGAAGCAGGCCTTCAAGATCATGGCCACCGAGCGTGCCCTGCGTGCCAAGTCCAACCGCCTGGTGCCCGATGACCGCTCGTTCATCGACTTCAGCCTGGAAGAACACGACCTGTCGGTGCCGATGGACTACCGCGAAGGCGACGAGTCTGACGACCTGGACGTGGAGCAAGCCAACACATTCTTGGCGATGGAAGGCCTGGGCCTGCGCCGCGAAAAGCTGGCGGCAGACATTGCCTTTGACCCGGCCAACTACAGCGCCAACCACAAGGAAACGCTCACGAGCACCTCCAAGTGGTCGGTGGACGCGGTCAACCCGCTCAAGGACATCAGCGAAGCCGGCGAGTTCGTGCGGCGCGACATTGCCCGCCGCCCCAACAAGGTGGCCTGCGGTGCCATGGCCTTTGACACGCTCAAGAACAACCCCTTTGTGCTGGAGCGCATGTCGTCCACGCAGCTGGGCATCATGACGCCGCAGCTGCTGGCCCAGATCATCGGCGTGGATGAGATCGTGGTGGGCGACGGCATCTGGGTCTCGGACGACGGCAACACCGTCACCGATATCTGGGACGACTCCTTCCTGCTGTACTACGGCCGCCCCGCTGGCCCCAACGGCAAGCGCTCGGTGTACGAGCCCAACTTTGGCTACACGGTCTTCAAGAAGACCGTCGAGGTGGACAAGTACGACGAAGAGGGCGGCAAGATCCGCAACGTGCGCGCCACGACGATCTTCAAGACCGTGCTGGTGGGCGCCGATGCGGGCTTCTTGTTCAAGGCGGTGCGTTGATCATGGCCGCGCTGCGCGAAACCACCCAAGTCGTGGTCAACCCCGGTCGGGCTGTGCGGCACGACCGCAAGCGCCACACCGAGGGCGCCGTGCTCAGCCTGGGCGCGGTGGATGTGGACTTTCTGCTGGCCAACGGTGATGTGTCACTGTACGTCGAGCCTGTGGCCGCATCTGCTGACGCTGCCGCCCCCAAGCTGGATGACAACGTCGCGGCGGCCATTGCTGCAGGCCAGGCTGGCCAGGACAGCACGGACACCGCTGCGCTGAGCCCCGAGCAAGTCGGCCAGGCGCTGGACAACGTGGCCGCGGCTGTGGCCTCAGGCCAGCTGGTGGCTGATGGCGCTGGTAGTGGCCAGGCTGACGCCGCCAAGGCTGATGCCGACCAGGCCAACGCCAACGCCAACGCCGAAGCCGCGGCCACCAAGGCCAAGCCTGCAGCCAAGACCGCCAAGGCGGGCAAGGCCTGACCCTTTGCACCCAACTGAGGACAA